CCATTCGACAGCACTATGTCCGAGGGAAGACGCGCGGGATCAAGCGTGCAAATCGCCAACGCTCAGAAGCCTCTTGCGTAGGCCAGGAACGCCCACTTGCTCAGATTGGCTGAGTATTGCACGACACCGTAATCGACCAGCCCCGCCGTGGTGCTGGCGGTGAACGACGGCAGATCAGTGCCGAACTGCACAGTGCTGTCGAAGCCGACAGTGAAATTTCCGCCACTGCCCTGGATCAGTTCCAGCAATACCGTCTGGCCGTTTGTGCCACTATTCAACGTAAAGGTCACTGAATGATTTAGGGTAATCGAATACTTGCCAGTCGTGCTCGGCATCGTCAGAGTTTGCGTTGAGCCCGACACAGTTACCGATGTCACGCCGGGTACCGCTGTGTAGGCGCCCGTCGCCCCGGTCGCGCCCCCCGTTCCGCTCGGGCCAGTGACGCCAGCATCCGGCGTGTAGACGAACTCGCCGCCCGGTGCGATGGTCTGCGACTGAACAATCCAGATATCCACGCCGTCGAAGAGTTGCAGCGTATAGTGATGAGTCACAGAATCAGTGTTGGTGCTGCGAATCTCTTTCACCTGGCGCTGGGTTTGCATGTTCGCTGGCGCTGCGACCACGACCACCGGTGTTGTTCCGGCGGTCAGAACGTTGGTTTCGCCCAAGGTAAATGAGTTCGGCAACAGGCTGTCAGCCCATGACGAAAGAACCCCAGGCGCTGTGGTCGTCGTCCCCTCGCCAAGGACGATCTGTAAAACCTTCGATACAGTGTCCAGATTCACCTACGGACCCCAGTACGAGATCGTCTCGGCGAGCGCCATGCTCACGCCGGGCGCGTTCGGAGCCGCTACCGTCGGTGCCGCTGGAAAGAAAATCGGGCGGTTGCCCAGTGCACTTTCAAGTGCGGCAACCCGCCCATTGAGTCCCGCCGCCTCGGACCCGGGCGCCTGACTGAACGTCAGCACCGCCTGCGTCAGTTGTGTCAGTTGCTCGGAAACGGTGAGCGACGATCCAGATGTCGCCGGGCCACCAGCAGTCCCGGAGGATCCTGGTTGTCCGAGATAGGCCAAAATCCTTTGGATCATCTGGAAGAAGTAAAAGGTTGGGGCGATCGGGCGGCCGTCGGCATCCGTTCCGATCGGCTGGTCCCCGGCGATCGGCGTCAGGCGCGTTGGCGCACTGGTGTTGTTCTGATCAGTTCCCGACATCAGCCCAGAGCCTTGAAGGTGTCAGCGTAGGTCCCGATGATGGCCGGCCGCGCTGCGTCCGTATACTGGATCCGAAACACCCACGCGCGAGACTGGCCGATGTTAATCCAGCGCAGCCGCTTGATGTACTCACCCACCGCGCCCATCGAACGGAATACCTGAAGCGTCACCCAGGTTACACCGCCGTCCTTGGAGTAGTCGAACCGCATCAGCGGCGCCGTCTCCGGGCTGCCGGGAATACCAAGGCCAGCCTCCACTTCTATTTCGAAGCGCGGAATGAAAATCCGCTTCCTGTCTTCATGAATCGGCGGCGATGTCACAAGCATGAGCATCTGGTTGCCATATTCGGTGAAAACCGTGAAGTCCGACAGTCCGACCACATTGGTGAACTTGTCACCGACCAGCGCGAGACCGTTCCAATTGATGCCGCACTGGCCACGCCACCCGCATAACTCGATCGGGATGACAACCGGCGGTGTCGGCGCAGGCGTCGGTGGCGGACCAGGCTGCGCCCATACCACGGCGACCTGGTTGCTATCAGCATCAACGCCGTAGCCGACAATGGTGCTCGCATCCAACGATACTGCGTTCACGTTGGTGACAGACAGCGCGCCAGAGAACAATGGAAGGTTGCTCCCGACACCAGCGATCCAAACTGTCGGGTTACCATTGACATCGACGCCGGCGATCGTCGACCCGGTTCCGTCGCAGCCGAAAGCCACCGAGCCCGCTCCACCCAGAGGTCCGGGAAGTTGGTTCAGACCTGGATTCCAGTATACGGCGAATGAATTGTCCGAACCGTCGAACGACGCCCCTGCGGTGATGGCACCACTGGACGAGCAGGCGTAGGCCTGGTTGCCGTCGAGATCGGCGATAGCGATGGTCTCAAGCGTGGTCGCCAGCCAGCTCGGGGCGCCGTTCCAAAGCACTGGCACGGTGAAGTTCGTGCCCGGTCCGACGATGTTCTGGGAGAACCCAACGATGGTACCCCCGTCGGCCGAACAGAAATTCCCGGCGGCGTTTTGTTCATAGCCCGACGCGAATGGCAGCGCCGCCACGGACCCGTTCGTCCACACGCAGGCCTGTTCATTGCCTCCCGAGTTGCCTGAGCTGCCGACAATGACCGAGCCGTTAGATGAGCAGTGATTTGCCACTGCCCCAAGCCCACCAGGCAATGTTCCTAGATCCGTCACCACCCACGACGGACCGCCGGTCCATGTCACTGCGTGGAGCGCGCCACCCAAAGGCTGTGAAACGCCAACAATGACTGATCCATCGGCCGAGCAGCCATTTGCGATATTTGTACCGCCAGCAGTGCCGAGGAACGGCAGCGCATGCACGCCGCCGGTATCCCAGTAGCAGGCCTGCTGATTATCGTCCGAATTGACCGAATAGCCGACGATTACAGCCCCGCTGGTGCTCACACCCTGCGCGGCGGACGGTGTGCTGCCGGAGGTGAGGGAAGGAAGCGCGGTTGCTGTATAGGCCATCAGACAAACGCCGCGCCAAAACTCTGGCGCTGTGCCCAGAGCTGGCTGGAAATGTCGTAAGCCCAGCACCCGCAGCCGGACGGGAAGTTTACAATAACGAACTTATGTCCTTCCTGGTCCAGAACGAAGCACGACGCGTCCAGGAACTTCAGCGGATATTGCGCCCAGGCGTGCTCCATCGCAAACGTGCTGATGCGCTGCGGTGCAAAGCCATTCAGCCGATAAAAGATACCATCCTCGCCCATCCAAAAGACAGTGTTATCCTCGCTGCATACGGCCAGCGGCGCGGACAGGCCCCGGGCGATGAGTGCTGCGTCGTAACGCTGGAATGGGAAACTGACATTACCTGCATCCCACCAGATTTCTGTGTGAAGCCTGCACAGCAGTAGGAGTTGCTCGTGATAGATTTCCACGGCGATGATGTCGTCGCTGCCAGCGCTCGCCGTGGCAAAGTCGAGACCGGAGTAGGAGCTTCCGTCGTTGATGCCCGAGATGAAGAACTGCCGTGTCCCCGCCGCATTGAATACGAAATACCCATCGAAGTAGCGCACTGTCGACGCCGGCATGAAAGCGGCAGCGGTGATCTGCGCGAGTTGCACGGACGGATCAGCGATCGTGGCGCCGGCTGTCACCTGAACCGGCAATGGCGTGGCAATCTGGATGAAGCCGTCGACGTAATTCGTCTGCGCAACGGACGTCGTCGTCAGGACAGTCCCGTTATCGAGCGGCACCAGGATCGTATCGCCGATGTTGATCGTCCCGCTGATGTTGGCGGAGATGAAGGTGTCGCCAGGGAATGCCGTGGCCGTGGTGACCTGGAAGATACCGCCCGGCTGGTGGATCCAGCCGACATTACCGTCGACCATGACGAGCTGAGACCCGTTGTCCGCCATCGACACGAGTCCGCCCAAGGTCGTCTCGCCGATGAGACCGGCCGGGACCGGCGATCCTGGCGCGGCGGCCAGCACGTCAGTGTAACTGATGGAGTAGAGCCCTGTGCCGGACAGTATGAAGAGACTCTGTCCCATCACGTGCATACCGAGGATCGGGCCGCTGCCCATACGGCTGAACAGGGTCAGCCCAGGAATGCCGTAGACCGGTTTTGTGGTCTTGCCTTCTTTCGGCGTCGGCTCGACGAAGCAGTTGATCGCCTGCTGCGCCAGAAGCTGCGTGCTACGGGTCTGATAAGCCTGAGTTGCCCACTCTATGGCCGGCATCGAAGGTCACCGCCTCATCAGGCAGAAATAAACGAGGTAGCAGGCGCCAAAGAGTGCCGCGGCAAGACAGAAGTGTCCGACTGTCATCAGCCTCTCCTCTGGCCTGGCGTCCATGCGACCCCGAACGTCACGGATTCCGGTTCCCGATCCCATGCCGCAGCCATCTGGTACCACCGTTCGGCCTGTTTCACGATAATCTGCAGCTGCTCGAGCGGCGTGCCGTTCTCTGGCCCGATCTCGAGCGCAAGATTCCATTTCAGCGCGGCGTTCCATTCAACCGGGAAGTCCAGAATGTTGGCCAGCGTTCCAATGTCCTGGATCGGCCGCTGCGCCGTAAATCGCATCGCATTGGTGTTATCCTGCGGCGTCGGCCACGAGTTCCACTGCCCAACCGGCTGCTGGTATGCGCCGGAACCGGTCTGCGGATCATAGAAAAATGCGGTCGGAATGCCGCGCGCGTACTTATTCGGCTGTGCCTGATAATCGAGCCGCGCCCAGACCTGCACCGGCAGGTCAATCTTTGACAGGTAGTTGTAGCGCCGCGCGCCCATTACCCGCAGGGGACGATAGAGCGGGACGGCGTAATCGAAAACGATCGCGCCCTGGCTGGCCTGCGACGGCAGTGGTGCACTGATCGGCACGACCAACCCGGAAGGCGTCCCGCTGACCGTGGTCCAGAAATTTGTGTCAGCATCGAGCTGCACGCCAATCTGATCGCCAGCCGCCAGTGTCGTCGTTGGAATCCCGCCGCCACCCGAAAGCGCCGTGAGGCTCAGCGACGTGGCGCCGGTCAGCGCCGTGGCGGTCAGCGTCGTCTGGATCAGTGAATCCCACAATGTGGCCTTGTCCGGTGAGCCGGACCCGATCTGATAGATCGTCTGGCCCGGCTGCAAAAACAGGATACCCTCTTCCTCGCACCAGACATGAATGCCCGATGCCTGCCATCCTTTGGTCATGGCGAACATGGCATCGAGCGAGTTCTGCAACTGCGCGCCTGTCGCCGTTTCTTCGGCACCGATCACCTGGGCGACCCGGAGGGCGGCATTGACCAGGTCAATGACCGTTGGCGTCGCGGAATAGGCTCCGCTGGTGATCGGAGCGGCCATCAGGCGATGGTCAGCATTTTGGGGGGGATACTCAATTAAAGCTCCCGTTGACGTCGTTCCCGCCGGCCTGCCACTGGGCAGGCGTCACGTCGGTCCCACCAGCTACGAGTGCCGCCGTGCCGGACAGATAATAGGTGTTCGTATTAAATGCGAACTTGCCCGTGGCCACCGAGCTGTCGTAGCCGTTGTTCCCGGTTGTCATACGTATGATGTTGTTAGAAATTATGTCGTTATTGACAACATACGGCCCATTCCGACCGGACCCTCTTGAGGACTGGTAAAGCCACACGCCTCCGACGTTGTCATCGAAGTAATTACCAGAGACTGTCGCGTTTTGCGAGTTTTGAATGTAAAGGCCGCCGCCTTCGAAGCCGTCCAGCGCGGGATTGTTATTGTTCTCGATAAGATTTCCGGTAATGGTGGCACCATAATCAATCTCATCAATCATCCCAGGGCCGCCATTGCCTGACAGGATGTTGTTTTGAACCATTGTTCCCACGCAACCAATGTCCGTCCAGACCGCGGGACAGACTAGATTGCTGTAAATATAGTTATTGCTAATGGTGACATTCGTGCAGGTTGCGATCTTAATGCCGGCCGCGTCTCCTGTGGGCGTAAATATAGGTGTCTGAGACTGATTGTTGGCATATATGTTATTATTTCGGACCGTTCCACCAGTTACATTGAAAGCGCCTATTCCGCCCAGCTGATTGTTGAATACATAGCAGTCCTTCATGGTAGTGTTCGCGCCCAGCATCACAGCGGGGCCTGCCGACATCCCAGTAAAAGTGCAGGCCTGTACCGTCCAGCCAGCGGCCGAACTGTCCAACCCGAGCACCCCGATGCCGTTGGTGGGAGGCGCATAGTTCTGGAAGGTTATGCCGCTGATCGTGACGTTATTGACGCCCTGACCTGCAAACGCGTTCGTTACAGTGCCACCCCCGTCCATGATGGCGCCAGACTGACCGTAAAAACTGCTTCCCGCGGTTGGCGAGACAGTCTGATTGCTGTAGGTGCCCGCGCTCAACAGAAAAGCCGTACCGGCTGGATGGGCATTGACCACGGTCTGGATATTTGCACCGGCGGAAATCGTCACTGCCCCGCCCGGAGGAGGATAAGTGGTCCCGGTAACACCGGCTGTGGGCGTCACAAAGGGAGGCGCCGAGGACGGCGTGGTCATGGAACCACCAGGGCCAAGGGCCGCTTTCCATGCGGCGATAATGCCTGGCTGATTGGCGCCGGGCGCCGTAAACTCAAGATTGTTCTCCGAGCCATTGCCGGTATTGACATCCCAAAGTGATATGAAGGCGCACGGCGTTGTAAGGCTATTCACGTAACTGACCAGATTCGGGAGCCACGTATTATACATCGGCGCCCCGCCGTCGGGATATGCCAGGCCGCCGCACTCACAGATTCCGAACGGCAGTCCCCATTGCGCGGCGAGCGCGACAATCGCAGTCAGCGTCCATGACTTGTTGTTGGTCGGCGGCGTATTGGCCAGTTCGCTCGAACCATTCGAATAGAAGTCGGCGCATACGACATCAACCGCGACCTGGCCGGGATTTTGATTTGGAAACTGCGATGCAAGCGTGTTGCCGTCCTCATCTTGCTGTCCGAACACACTGGCGTTCCAGCAGACATGCACGATCATCCCGTTGGCGTTTGCGTAAGTTTTGACCGCAGTATAGAAATTCTGCATCGCTGTCGCAAACGTCGCTGCGGAAATGCCGGCAGCGCCGAGGCCCTGCGCCCAAGGGTTATTGATATTCCACTCCCAGCACGGCCGAACGTAAACCTCGTTGAATCCCGCGTCCTGGATCGCCGCCAAGGTCGGACCCACCCAATTTGCGATCGTTTTACCGCCATAGAGCGTGCTGGTGACGCCCGCCATGTCGTTGTAAAGCGTGTTGCCGTTGTTGTCGGACCACGCCCAGGTCATCATCAGCTTCGCCGGTTTGGGCGAAAGCCCGGAAATCGGGTAAGGCGGATTGGGGGGCGTACCGAAATTCTGCGCCGCCACACTTGGCCAGGTGCTTGGATCAACCGGGAAGCCGAGCTGGGACTCCACCCCGTAATTCGCACAAATCCCGCCCCCCATGATCGGAGGCGTTATGCCGAGCGCAGAGATGAAACCGGCCCAGTGGGCCTGCAATGTCGACCAGTAGCTGCTGCCGGAGGTATAGCAGCTCGTCGTGATGTACGCTCCTAGCGTAACAGTCTGCCGCGACGCAGACCCGACTGTGACCGAAATCGGGCTTGGCGTAGTGTAAGGCGGCACAGTGACGCCGCCGATCGTCCCGGTCTGCGTCGCTGTCACGTTGAGGTTATAATTTCCTGGCGCCGTCACGCCGTTCGTCACAATCTGCGCTGGCGAGACGGAGTTGTTGATGCTGAATCCGGCGGAGCTCCCCGCTGCAATCGAAAAATTACCAGTGAACGTTGTGTAGCTGCCGGAGCCATTGATGCCACTGACGGCCGCCGACAAGGTCGCTATCTCGACGCCGGTTGACGGATAGCTGGATGGGCTGTTGCTGACGGGCGTTGCGGAAATGCTGTTGATCAGAGGGATGGGATTGGTGACCTGCGTTCCGGTGGTCGAGGCGTCGACCGGCCCGTACCAGTTAAGAGACGAATTCTCCTGATAGCAGGTGTGATTGCTGGCGTAATAAAGCTCGATGACATTGGCGCCCCCGACATTGACGAAGCCAGATCCTGAGTTGACAAGGATCTGCCCGGCCGAGTTGATGCCGATTGTGATAAGCGAGCCGGGTGCTGACCCCGGCGTGGCGCTGGCGTAAATCGCGCCACCGATCGTCGTGGTCGAATTGCCGAGGGTGGTAACGGTGGTGCCGGGTGGAGACTCGGTGAACTCCGGTTTCGAAGAGGCCAGGAGCACCGGCTGGATGAGCGACATCAGGCACCGTCGCCGCTGAGCACGTACGTATTCGCGGCGGTCGCGATCAGCGAGATCGTCGCATATTGCCCGGCTGTCTTGGTGAACCCGGAACGATTGTGAATTGTCGTTCCGCTTGCCGTGGGTGTCACCTGGGCGGTCCCCGACTGAATGATCAGGACGGAATACGGAAAGCCAAGACCCGACGGCACCGTGCACGTAATGCCTGACGAGCTGGTGAAATTGACCACGTTCCCGTTATCACCGCTCACAAGCGTATAGGTCGAGCCGCTTTGAGTATTGACGGTCCCGCTGGTCGGACCGGTCGCACCTGTCGCACCGGCCGTGCCTGCACCGGTGGCGCCCGTTACCCCGGTGGCGCCTGTCGAGCCGGTTACGCCCGTCGCTCCCTGACTGCCGGCCGTTCCCGTCGCGCCGACGCCGGTGGCGCCTCTCGCACCGGTGGCGCCAGTCGGGCCTATCGAGCCCGTGGGGCCGGTCGCACCGGTGGCGCCGGTCGGACCAGAGGCGCCGGCCCCGGTCGCACCGGTGGCGCCATTCAAACCCTGGGGGCCGGTCGACCCTGTGGGGCCTGTGGCGCCGCCTCCCGGACCTGTGGCGCCCGTTACCCCGGTGGCGCCTGTCGCACCCGACCCGGACGCTCCGGTAGCACCATTCGGACCGCCAGCCCCGGTCGCGCCTGTCGCACCGGTCGTGCCCTGAATGCCGGTGGCGCCCGTTCCGCCTGTCACGCCGGTACCGCCTGTGGCTCCGGCTCCCCCTGTAACACCCGTCGCTCCGGTGGCCCCCACGCCGGTCGCGCCTGTCGCGCCCGTGGCACCAGCACTGCCGGTCGGTCCGGTAGCGCCTGTGGCGCCGCCGCCTGGTCCGGTAGCGCCTGTCACGCCGGTGGCGCCGGTTGCTCCAATGCCGGTTGCACCTGTGGCTCCGCTTGCGCCGATGCCAGTGGCACCTGTCGCGCCCACGCCTGTGGCACCGGTCGATCCTGTGACGCCCGTGCTGCCTGTCGCTCCAGCCCCACCGGTCGCGCCTGTAGCACCATGCACGCCAGTCGCCCCGGTCGCTCCGATGACGCCAACCGCGCTGATGGTTCCGTTGTTGATGACGACCGAGGTTCCATCGGGCTTGACGAGGGTAAAACGCCCATTCACCGCGCCTAGCAGCTCTGAGTTCGGCGGCAGCAGCGCGTTCATCTCCGCCGCCGTCAGGGTCTGGTATGGGTTGAACTCACTCATGGCGGAGACAGCACGTTTTCATTGAGGATGCCCTCGCTTGTATCCAGGACGAAGAGCCCGATCCCCGTCCCCACAGTGAGTAGCAGGATGGCGTTCTCGATCGGGTCGCCGTAGAGCGTCCCGACCGATGCCGGCAGCGGGTCGGCCAGCGTCCAGTTCAGTCCGGCAATTCCGCTGATGTGCGTCTGGAAGTTCACACCGCTGTCGAGCATGATCAGCACGGGACTGCCCACGGAGAACCCAACGGAATTCGCAACGGTTATCGTCTGGCTTTGCGCCGGTGACGGCGCGGTCACATAGGTGCCGACGATAACGAACTGGTTGGTCTGCCGCGGCCGGGACAATGAAACCGTTTGGTCGTCGCGCACGCCGATTACGAAATCCTGAGACTGCTGGGGCTCCCAGCGCTCGGGTGCAACGGCAAGACCGCCCGTCTGGCCTCCAGGGATGACTCTGGCGCGCGACGCGCGGATTTTGAACCCGGACAAATCATCAAGGATGTAGTTGTCGCCGCCGACGTAGTGGCGATCATCAGCCATGGACGAACACCCCGGAAAACGCGCGCCCAAAGCATCCGCTCTCCGCCAATTCCGTCACGGCACCACTCTCCGTGCCGATCCAGTCGCGCAGCGCCGGGGCCGTCAGCATGTGCGGATGCCCGTCATGCGGCGGCAGGTCGATCCATTCGAACAGCCGCAGCACGGGGGCTGCGCGCTTTGCGTTCTCGATGATGAGCCGCGGATCGACGGTGTGCTGAAGGACGTTGTAGATCCAGACCTCGTCCCAGCCAGTTTCTTTAAGTTCCTCTCCTGGCAATTGGACGAAGCCAATTCCCTTTGTCTGGTACCTCTGGACCACCCAGGCCGGCCATGCCAGCGGATCGACTACGGCGCCATACCGAAGATTCCGGCACTTCAGCAACATCGACACCGGGCCACCGCCGATGTCCAGAACAGCCTTGTTCTGCGCATCAAACGAATAGTGCTGGCACGGAATTCCCATCAGCCGCGCATACACAAAATGCTTCTGCTCTTCGTCGAAGGTGTTGGTGCAGTCGCCCCAATAGGCTGACTCGAAGCCGAGATCATCCATTGGGCGGTGTCCACTTCCTGAGCCAGTCAAGCTCCTTCCGCTCCAGCTTTGGCGCGTAAAAGCCGCCTGATCCATCGTAAATTTTCATCACGGACCAGAAGTATTCTTCATACATCTCGGCCACGCGCGCGCAGGAGAAATTCGCCGCCGCCCACAGACGACACGCCTCTGGGTTGATGTTACCGACATTGCGCGCGGCCCAGACGAACTGCTCAAATGTCCGGCACCGATAACCGGTCACGCCGTGCAGGTTGTATTCGGTGAACGCGCCCCAGTCGGTCGAGATCACCGGCGTGCCGCTCAGCATGCTTTCGATCTGCACGCCGCAGAACGGTTCCACATACATCGACGCGCAGATCGTGGCCTTCGCTTTGGACAGCAGCGCGGCGCGTTGCTCCGGCCCGACCACGCCGACGTGCTCGGCATATTCCCGCCACGGTCTCGAGGTACGCGTCTGGCCGTCGACGACCTCCCCAGGGCCGGCGATGAACAGCCGCTTCCCCGTCGCCTCTGCGATCTGAAGCGCGATGTGCGTTCCCTTGCCGGCGCCGACGCGTCCGAGAAACAACAAATAGTCGTCTTTCTCCGCCTCGAAAGTAAAGTCGCGCAGGTCAAAGTAATTCGGAATAACCGCGTCGTACCACATGCCGTTGTGCATGGAGCCAACACGCTCCAGCCCAAGCGTGGCGTGCAGGATGGCATACGATTCGAACACTCGGAACGGCGCGAAACTGCCGCCTGGATAGCCGATGCCCGGCTCGCAGACGATGAGGTCCGACAACCCGTCGGCCACCGGCTTATGACCCGAGCCCCACATGCACAACAGAAAATCCCGCGGTTGCTGCCGCTTGCGGATCGCAGCTATCGCATTGGCATAGAACGTCCGGTAGATCTCATTCCCGGTGTCGAAGGCCGGGTGACCCAGCACCTTCCAGTCATGCCCCGGATAGGACCGTTCCATGTCGTCGCGCGTCGTCACGGTGACATGCTCGTCGCAGTCGACGACGCTGTCCTGATGGCCGTAGTGGATGACGTGGTGCCCATGCGACCGCAACATCCCGCACAGCTTCACGATCTTCTGCGTAAAAGCGCAGGTCGAGTACTCGCGTGTCGTGATGGCGTGCGGGACGCCGAGAATGTGGAAACGATGGCGCATGCAACCGCCTCAGAACTGCGTGTTGCCGAAGGTTCCGATATTGATGCCGCTCGAAACCATCGCACCAAGCGAGGGGTGCATCCACAAAGTCAGTGCCTTGGTGCCATTTGAGGCGGACGGAAGCACCCAGGTGCCACGGACATCTCCGGTGGTCGCAGAGGGGGCTGTGGTGACGCCCGCGGTGAAGGTGCCGGCACCCTGAATGATCAGGTTGTTCCAGAAACCCCACATGGCCGTTTGTGCACTTGCGTACATCGGCAACCCGATCGTGTCGGCCACACCGATTGACACGTTCGATCCCGACAGCGTGCCGGCCGGCGTTGCTGAAATCAG